AGGAGCATAGTCGCCTAAATAACTATTAGCATTAGAACTACTTAGCCCCGTTGGTAGTATAGTATACCCTATTTCCAGTGTATAGTCAATATCTGCACGAGGAGAAAACAACCATTTCATGCCTCTATCTGAAGCTGAATATGCCCCCTCTCCGTAGAGAGCATAGAACCTTGGAGTGCCTTGTAGAGCTGAAACTCCTGCACTAAAATTCTGTGTGAACTCTCTTACAAATGATTGATCTTTTTCTTCTAAAAATTCACCTGTTAATATTTTTATATATCTTGTAACATATAAATCTTGTGGTAAATCTAAAAATGTATTATTAGCTGATAATGTAGTTTCAATAGTTTTACGATAAGCTGATATATCTGCCTCCCTGA